CGCGGGAGAACTCGCCCAGCGCAGGCATGTCGGGACGCCATTCGGCGAAGGGGATCAGGGCCATTAGGGCGCCATCCCCGCACGCACCCGAAGGCGCGGATTGGCCGAGGCCGTGATGCGCTGGGTGCGAGCGTTCAGGCCTGAGACGCTGGCATTGTAGAGTTGCAGGTAGCGCTGTGCGCCGCCCTCGTCCTGCGTGCGGATGCAAGCCTCAATGAGGCAGCCCCACAGGTACACATCGGGGTAGTTCGTGAGGATGACGTTGGCCGTCGCGCCCGCAGGCGTCGTCAGCTTCTTGTAGTAGCGCAACTCTGCGGTGATCGCCGTCGTCGGCGCGTCGAACACGCGGAAATTCGTGCCAGAGATAGCAATGATGCCGCCAACGCGGCCCATGGTCTGGCTGCCGTAGCCGTCAATGACGCGCTGAGCGTTGATCTGGATGGGCTTGTCGTCGCTGTTGTTGTAGGCCGAGATCAGTTCGAGGAAGCCCGTAGGCTGCGCCACAGTGCCGGACGACAGCGAGAAGGCGCTATCGACGGTCTCCATCTCGACAATGCGCAGCGGGTCCGAGCGGAGCGCGTTGCCCACGTCCTCGGTGGCGTAGCCGTAGTACATCCGGCGCTCGCACAGGGCCAGGATGTCATCAAACCGGCTGGTGATGACGGTCTCGCCCGAGGCATCGCGGCCCAGCCACGACAGGACGCCGCCCAGGATGCCCGCGTAAGTGTTGATCGCGACGGCCATTAGGCCGAACTCCAGTTTCGGCCGGACTTGACGGCACCTATGGTTGTTCGCGCCACGCCGTAGTCTGCCGCGATCTGCTCGTGCGTTCGCATGTCGGCGCGAATTGCCGACACATCCGATTCGCTGAGGCGGGCGCGGGGGTTGCGCACCCCTACCGGCTTGTTTGCCCTGTTCTTCCGCACCTTATCGGCAACGTTGTCGTCATTCGTGCCAAGAAATAGATGATCCGGGTTGATGCAGGCCGGCACGTCGCACTTGTGACAGACGTGAAGGCCCTCAGGAATCGGTCCGCGATGGACTGTCCATGCAGCGCGGTGCGCCAGCATCGTTGCGCGCTTCTTAGGCACGCAGACAACGCCGTATCCCGCCGGATTGGCGTAAGCGGTCCAAAGCAGGCAGCCGCTGTTCGGCTCGGGGATGCTGTAGTGTTCAAGTCGCTCAGCGAGAACGCTCATCACAGCACCGATCCATCCGTTCGGAGATATCTCCACTCCGAACTGTTCAGCAGCGAATCGACCTTGTCCTGATGATCGGGATTCCAGTAGTCGACGCCGTATTTGACCATCCATGTGTAGATGACGCTGTAGGGGATGCGCGCGACCAGCTTCACGCTGCGGTCGGGAAAGTGCGTATCGCAGTGGTTCTGCGCCTCTTTGTTGGCGTCGAGCAGCGCAGTGTTGTCCTGCACGATCTCCTGCGCCCAATTGCCTTCCCCGTCCTCGTGCCACCACTTGGCGAGGCCCGTGTCGGGATCGAAACCGAGAAGACGCTTGTTCACTTCGCTTGCTCCTTGTGGGAGTTGGAGGGAGCCACGACGGCCCCCTCCATCCCTACGCTTACGAGGTGGTCAGATCGGCAACCACGCCAGAGCCGGCCTGGTTCTTCGCTTCGAGCGTGACTTCGCAGATCAACTGGAACTTGCGAGCGTCGCCGGTCTTGGCAAGCTCCTCGCTCTTGATCTTGCGCAGCCACAGCGTGCGCCACAGCTCGGTGTCGACCACCAGGCACGACCGGCTGCGGACGTAACGCGACGGCGCCGCGTTGAACGTGCCGAAGTCCGAGACGTAGCGGTCAACGGCGGCAACAACGGTCGCCGTCCTGCCCTTGGCCTCCTGGTACTGCGTGGCAATACCGCTGAAGGTCGAGAAGATCTGCTTATTGAACGAGCCCATAAGCAGCCAGTTCGGCCGACCGCCGTTGTCGTAGGCCGACTTGATCACGGCCTTCAGGAGGGTTTCCGTGAAGGCGCGCTGCGTGCCGTCAGTCGCGGCAACGGTGTTGCCCGAGCTGAAGCCGCCGTTGGTGCCCGTGGTGCCACGGGAGACGTTCGAGGTGATCCAGCTCTCATAGCCGCCCATCTTGCGGGGGTCGGCGCTGGTCGACGCCTGGTTGCCGCACAGGAAGGACTCAATGTCCATCTTGAGGCGACGGCCGGCGAGGGCCTTCTGATAGCTGATTTCCGAGTCGCGACCGGCCTTCTTCACCGCTTCCTGGGTCTGGGAGACCGTAAACGGCTTGTTCAGGATCTGGAGGCGGTTGCCGACGCGCACGGTCGGCGTGATTGCCGCCGCGGTAACGTCGTTGCCTTCAGCCTGGTAGTTGGTCGCGTTGGCCGAGCCGAGGTCGTCGGTCTGCCACTCCTCGTAGGTCGCTTCCGCCGAGCCAGAGCCGATAGCGGCCATGAACGGCGTCTCGTCCTTGTTGAGGGTCGTGATGATGTCGTGCAGCGATTCGCGATTGCCGATCGCAGCCGACGTGAGGAAGGTATTGGTAGGCGCAGCCATTGCTGCCTCCTTTGGCTAGAGTCCACGTAAGCGGATAAGCTCGGCGGCATCTCGGATGTCGCGCCCTCCGCTCTTGATGAACCGCTCTCCAACTCGCCGTGCTTGTTCAGCGTTACGGTCGCCGGAGGCTTTCGCTCCCGGTCCGGGCTGCACTCGCTTCGGTGTCTCTGCGGTGAATTTTCCAGTCTTCGTGTCCCGATTGGTCACGACGGTGGAAGCCTGCTTTTGGGCCTTCTCGAACCGCATGGCGTTCAGTGCCATTTCGATGATCGGGGCCTCGTGAATTTGCTCGATGCGCTCGGCTGGAATGCCCTTGGAGAACAGGAATTCGCTCAGCTCCTTGTAGGTCGCCGTCGCCTTCTCGGTCGTGCCGAAGAACTCGGGAATCTTGGCCGCAAGTTTCTCGTGCTCGGTGCGCTTCAGTTCGTTGATCTGCGCCATGGCGCGCTTGTTGGCTTCCGCGATGTCGCGCTGGCCGCGCTCGTGCGCTTGGCGCAGTAGGGCTGCCTCTTGGTCACGTAGAATGGTGAGCCTCTGGCACTCGGCGGGGTCTTTCTCGGAAAGCTCGACCCAGTTGACCTGCGCCCACTTGTCGCCGAACGACTTGAAGAACTGCGGCCCGTTGGCCTGCCACCACTTGGCGGCCTCATCGACCACGCCAGCGACCTTCTGGACCTCTTCGGTGGCCTGCTTGCGCACCTCGGCGGCCTCGCGGGCCTTCTCCTGCTCGAACTGGACGCGCTGCTTGTCAATCTTGTGCAGCAGCGGACGCAGGGCCGGGGGCACCGTAGCCCACGCAGCCTTGTCCTCGGCCGACCAGAACTCGGGCGCCTCGCTTAAGGCCGGGTCTTCGCTTTCGCCAGCCTCTGCTTCTGCCTCGCCTTCGCCCTCAGCGTCGCCTTCAGCGTCTTCGCCTTCCACTCCGGTATCGGACCCGGCATCCGCCTCTCCCACGGCAGCGGCTTCGCTATCAGCTCCAGCAGTTTCTCCATTGGCGTCATCATCCCGCTCCTCCAGTGCGTCCATAAGCGCCGCAGCCTCGTGAACGTTCGTGCTCTCGGGCAGCGGGGCCGATTCAGTTGAGGGGCTGTTCTCGGTGGCCATTCTTGGCTTCCTTGTGCTTCAAAACGGTCTGTTCGTTCTCGTAGTCATCGACCCTCTGCATCAGGCAGCCCTTCAACTCGCCGGCCACCTTGGCGCGGCGATAGGCTTCCTCTCGGGTCTTCGGGTCGTGGATGTTGCTGTCGTAGATCTTCTTCATTTCCGCAGCGATGAAGCCGTCGAACAGCCAATCAAGGCCGTCCAACAGTTCCTTGGCGCGGAGGTAGCGCTGGCGGTTCTCGTCGGCGTCGCTCATGACACCTCCTGCTCACGCTGCTGCGCCGCGCCCTGCACTTCCGCGTTGGTCTTGATCTCCAGTGCGCCCAGTGCGGCTTCCTGCTCCAACTCGCGGGCCTTGAGCTGCGCATCCAGCGCGGCCTTCTCGCGAGCGATCTGCATGTCGAGCGCCGCCTTCTCGCGGGCGATCTGCAGCTCCTGCGCGGCCCTTTCGCGGGCCAACTGCATGTCGATCGCGGCCTGCTGGCGCTTGGCCTCGATGTCGGCCATCAACTTCTGCTGGTTCAGTTGCTGATCCGCCTGGAATGCGGCCTGGTCGGCCATGATCTTGGCCTCGACCTCGGCCATCTTCGGGTCCTTGGGAGGCTCGGCCGGCGGTGTCTGCGCCACCTTCTCGGGCGGCTGGAAGAACATGCCCTGCGTCTTGAAGCCCAGTTTCTCGGACATCTTGTTGGCCAAGTTGGCGACGTTCTCGGCCGTCACGAACGGGCCGTTGGTCCCGCCCTGCAACGTCACCAGCTTCTCTTGCGCCTGCGCGATGAACGACAGATGCTCCAGTTCCTGCTGCGTGTTGCCCGTGCCAAGCCCGACATTCACCGTCAGGTCGACATCATCCGGCCACTTCGTCGGGTCGACCGTCTTGAACGTGTCGCCCGCCCAGTAGGACTCCGGCCCCGTGGCCGCGCGCTTGATGGCGCGATAGACCAGCCGGTAGACGCGAGCCACGAAGGTCTCGGCCAGCACGCGGGCAATCAGCTTCTGCCGCTGCGACTTCGCGCTCTCCATCAGGTTCATGCCGCGCGCGGTCTTGTTCAGGCTGTCGGCGTCAAGGCCCTGGTTTGCGCGATTCGTGCCCGTGCGGTTCTCGGTGACGGTGCTGAAGTACTCTAGCGCAGCCAGCGCCTCGTTCATCACGCTCGGCGGCTGCTGCCAGTCAATGTGCCCGTCGCCCGGCTTGGCGCCCTGCTTGAACCGGATGGGCGAGCCGGGAACCCAGTCCAGAACGCTGTCGAGGATGACCTGATCACTCACCGCCGGCCGCGGGCGGTTGGCCACATAGAGATTGTCCAGCAAGCCGCGCGTCAGGACAGACTTGATCTGCTGCACGTCCTTGGTCTGGTCGAACATCGACCGGCCCACGATGCTGTGCGGCATCAGGATTGGGCTTGCCAGCGCGATCGACGCCGGGCCGTCCCATTCCTCACGCTCGATGATCTTGGCCGCCACGCCGCCCGCATGGGCGTACAGCACGCGCTCCATGCTCGACGTGCCGTTGCCCCTGAAGTCGGCCTTCACGTAGGCCACGACCAGCCAGAACTTCTTCTCGCTGTCGCCGTCCTCGTTGCGCTCGGGCTGGATTGCCGAGGCGCTGTCGGTGCGCTGGTTTTCCTCGGGCTCGTTGGGCCGCTCCGAGTTCAACTCGTCAATCTCATCCTGGCTCACGCCGAGCTTGACGAGATCGGACGCCGAGGTCTCCTGCACGAACCCCAGGTAAGAGCACTTGTCTTGATCGCGGGCGGTCGGGGTGAAGCGGATGTCCTCGGGCGCGATGGTGTCGCACACGACGACCTTGCGGCGGCGGGTGATGGTGACGGTGCCGGAGAAGGTGATGGGCGCGGAAAGAGGCGCCGGCATTCCCAGCTCGACCGGTCCAGCAAGATCGTTACTTTCGCTCGGCGGCGCGGCGGCATTATCTTGCGCCAGATCCATCTCAAGCTCGGCGCCCTGCTTCTCAGCCTCGGCCACAATCAGGTCGATGGCGTCCTGCGTCAGGCCCTGCGCCTGCACCGTGCGCGTCTCGTCCCGGTCCTCTAGGTCGACGTTGATCCCGCCCAAGCGGCTCATCAGCGCGTCTTTGATCGACGCCGACAGCAGCAGGAAGCCCTTGTTGCGCTGCATGAAGCAGTGGCCAACGTAGTCGCTGGCCTCCTGCATGTACTGCTCGTCGCCGGGGTGCGTGGGCGTGAACTGGACGATCTGGTCGCCGCCCGCGAATACCTCCATCAGCCCCGGCATGGTCGATTCGATTACGTCGGCAAACTCGGAGGTGACGACCTTGGACGAGCCCTCCTGCTCGTCACCGTAGGGCTGGCGGTCGTAGTAGTTGTTGGCATCGACGCGGATGGCCGACAGCGTGCCCGTCTGGTACGAGGTCGCGGCCGACTCCTCCTTGCGGAGAATGTCGATCAGGTCGTCGTCGGAGAGGATGGGCTTGTCAGCCATCAGATGTACCCCTCGCAGCGCTTGCAGCGGCGCGCGCCGGGAGCGGGCGGCGGCAATGGGCACTCGCAGGACATGCAGCGGAGGCCGGACATCTTCTCTTCCATCGCGGCGTCCTCGGCGGCCATCTGCGCCTCACCAACCTCGCGGACGATCTCGTCGATGCGCTCTTGGGGGAACGGGGTGCGGTCAGCCATCACGCACCATCGCCGGCATCTTCTTCTCGCGCGTGAACCGGCTCGCGAACTTCCGATCGGTAAAGTTGTCCAGGAACCGAGCCCGGCTGCCCTCCAGCAGGTCCATGACCGTGGCAAACTGCTTCTCGACCTCGAACCCAAACGGCATGTCCGGGTGCAGGTCGGTCTCCATCACCATCGGCCGCTTGAAATAGGGCCAGTAATCGCGGGTGAAGTTCACCCGGTTCCACACCCACTCGCAGTACTCGGGCGCACTGACGAACTTGCCCCAGACCTTCTTGCCCGGAGGCGAAACCTCGATGAACGTCAGCCCGTCGCTCGGCTTAGGCACGTAGATGCGCGGCTCGCCGTTCTCGCCGGGCGGCACGAACTCGGGCAGCAGGCAATCCATCGTGCTCGTGAAGGCCACGGGCGCATTGGCCATCAGGTGCGGCGCCAGCCACACGGGATTCTGGAAACACGAGTAGATGTGCAGGGCTTCCTTGCTCTGCCAGATCAGGCGCGGCCCCACCGGCAAGCGCTCCTCGCCCGGCTTCAGGCTGCCCCGGTTCATAAACAGGGCCTTGGACTCGTCGTGCATGTGCTGCGCCGCAATCGTGCCCAGCGCCTTGTCAGGGATGGCCAGTTCCCCGCCCCTCGGGTCGTTGTTGCGAAAGGCGTCCAGCGCGTCCTTGGCCGACTCGATGTCCACCGACATGCCGGCCTGCACGATGGCGTCGTGGCTCTTGGCCAGCCGAAACATGTTGGCGAAGTAGTCCTTGGCGTAGACGTGATCGGGCATCAGCATGTGAAAGCCCATGCCGTCCCGGCCCGCCATGTGACACAGGACGTTCTGGACGCAGCCGATCATGCAGAACTGCATGTCGTACTTCTCGGCCTTCTCGTCGGCCGAGGCGTCAGGACCGGCCACCATCTCGGCCATCACCCACTCGGGGATGTCGCGCAGCACGACCTCGAAGCCCTCGCGACGCAGCCAGTTGCACAGACGGAACATCAGCGGGCCGGCGGCCGGCGGACGGTAGATCACGATGCGACAGCGACCGCGCAGGGCCTTTAGGTTCTCCGGGCTGCCGAGGGTGGGCAGGCACCAGATGGCGAAGCGCTCAAGGAACTCACGGCCCCACAGGGGAACGCCCATCAGCACGTCTCCGGGACGGCGGGCGGCGGCCTTGCTGTAGAGGTCGTAGATCTCGGCGTCGAACCACGGTTCGAGCTTCTTCATTACGGCCTGGGCGATGTTTTCGGCCTCGAACATCAGGCGTCGGTCCACTTGCCAGCGGTGCCGGTCGGCTGCGGCCTCCAGCGCACCCAACCAAACGGCTCTCCGCACCACGTCGCGTTGTTCGGCGGGGGCACGGCGCGCATCTCACGCATGAGCCGCATAGCGCGATCCTCATGCATCTTTTCGTCCTCAGTTGGGACCGTGGAGAACTCGTGCGTCACAGCACCCTCTTCCTGAGGGCCGCCAGCCGCTCCTCAATGCGCCGATCGTCCTGCACGTTCTTGCGCGCCACGGGCATCGCAAACGTCAGTGCAAACGCATCGCCATCGTCCGGCGAGGCAAGGCCGCGCTTCTTCATGTCGTCCTTTTTCTCAAGCAGGATGGCGTTGTGGGCGTCGTAGCCGTAGTTCACGCCCGTCAGATCCGCCTTCAGGTCGTTGTCGTCGGGCAGGCAGCCGGTCTTGCACCAGTCTTTCGCCCCACCCCACATCTTGGCCCGCATGTTGGCGTAGGCCACGCCCTGCCCGGGCGTCACGTCCAGCCGCTCACCGAAGTTGATGGCGTGCACGTTGGGGTATCCGAGCTGCACGAGGCGGTCATAGACGCCCGCGCCGATGCCAGTCGCATCCACGAACACCGCATCCGGCTTGAATGTGTCGATGTTCTCAGCCACCCGCGCCGCAATCTGCATCAGGTCGGGGATGCGCATGCGGACAGGGGCTATCGTGCGGGCGTCTAGTCCTTTGCGGAATCGGATGACGGATTGGTCGCCGGCAAGGCTTCGGGCCACGTCAACGCCCATGATCAGCGGGGCGCCCTCGTCCTTCACCAGATCGCGCTTGATGGCCAGTTCAACACGCTCGCTGTCGATGAACTGGAGGTCGCCGGCACGGGGGAAGATGCCCCGGACGCGAACGCGGACAAAGTCAGAGTCCTCGCCGTAGTCCGCAATCCATTCATCAATCTGCGCCTTGTTGCTGAAGCTGACGGTGCGCGAGTCGATCTGGTTGTGGTGCCAGCGATGGGCAAAGCGGCCACCAGCAAAGCACTCGCGGAACCGGCCGACGTTCTGCGTCGGGTTGCCGAACACGCACCACAGCAGCTCGGTATCAGCGTCCGTCAGCGCGCCCTCGATCGTTTCAAAGATCACGTCCGGAATGGCCGACGCCTCGTCGAACAGCACAAACGCCCGCTTGCCCTTGTTGTGCAGGCCCGCAATCGCCTCGGTGTTGTTCTCGCTCCAGGTGATCGCATCCACCCGCCATGTCCGGTCGTGGCCCGAGAGGACGCTGTAAATGGCTGTCGCCGTGCAGTTAAACCATCCGCGATTGATCGACAGCGCGTGCCATTTGGTCAGCTCGGGCCACGTCTTGGTGCGCAACTGGCCCTCGGTGTTCGCCGTCACCACGCCGCGCGTATCGGGAAAGGTCGAGATGGCCCACAGGATGATCCACGCCACCAGGGCGGACTTGCCAATGCCGTGCCCAGAGGCCACAGCCTCGCGCACAGCGCCGTCAGGAGAGATCAGGCCCTTGCCTATCCGCTCCAGCAGATCGCGCTGCCAGGGCTCCGGGCCTTTGTCGCTGGCCAGCGCGCCGGGCTCGCCCCATGGGAATGCGAACAGCACAAAGCCGAGCGGGTCGTGGCGGAACGACATCACCGCGTCATGCAGTTCCTTGACGAGGTCGCGGGCCGGCATGCTCATAGTTCACCCGGCCACACGAAGTCGTCTTCCCCCGCTTCCCATTTCTCGCGGGCGAACGCCGCTACCTGCTTACGAAAGGCATCCGACTTCACTTTCTCCACAAAAGCCGGGAAAGCGGCATCTTTCTCCTGCGGGCCATTGAGCCGCACGTAGCCGAAATCGGTCAGATAGCGGTGCTCGACCTTCTTGCCGCCGATGATCTGGACATAACCAGTGCGCGGCTCGGTGAACTGATCGCGCCAGTCGCTCATCGCTCGCCCGCCCGGCCCATACCGGCCTCGATCAGGGCCAGCAGGCGGCCGTTGGCGCTAAGCTCCACCTCGTGAGTCTGGCGGTCGCCGTAGATCTTCGGCAGTGCCTTGCTCAGCATCCACTTTCGGGTGTCGACGCGGAGGCGATCGCGCGCAGGGTCGCCCAGCTTGTCGTCCGCAATCTCCACAAGAGCGTCGGCCATCAACTCGTAGCCGCTCTCCCTCGCCCGCGCGTACTGTTCGTAAAACTCTTTCTTTTCATGCTTCCAACCGATCACAGTGGATGCGGCGGGCATGTCATCGTCGGCGCAGATTCCCCTAAGCGTTTCCCCCAACGCAAGACGCTCGCAGATGCGAGCAGCCAGTTCTTCGCTGTATAGGGACGGACGGCCGGGGGCAGCCAAAAGCGCGTTGCTCCGTTGGGGACAGAGTTAACGCCTATACAGTTGAACAGATGTTTGAATGACGCCACAAAAAAGGGGGGCACCTAAGTTATCCGCCTCACCAGCCAGCCGCTGCCGTCGCGCTGCTTCTTGCGCGACAATATCCAGCCGTACTTCCGGACCCAGCGGGCGCCGGCCCTTGCCGCTCCCTGTGTTGGCACCAGGATAGCCTCACCGATCGCCATGAACCTCCAGGGCCTTATGGGGGGCCTGTAGGGTGGGCGCTGGGCGTGGAGGTCGGCCAGCATGGCTTGGAGCCTGTCGTGTTCGGAGATCAAGTGCCGTTCTCCCGGATGTCAGCCAGCAGGCGTTGCTGGTGCGCGTCGCGCTCCTCCGCTTCGATCTGACAGAAGACCCGCATGTGCGCTTCCTCTACCGACATACCGCCATCGGTCAGCGGCTTCATTCGGCGGTCGATCTCTTCCATCCGCCTCAACGATGCCACCATGCCCTCGGCACTGAATGGTCCACCAAACATGATCTTTCTCCTATTGCCCCGGTAAGGTGCGGCAGTCGCCACGGGTCTTGAGCTTGTGCTGCTCGGTCTTGAGCCATTGGAGGTTCTGCACGGTGTCAGATCCGCCACGGCATAGCGGGACGACATGGTCCCGTTCCCAGCCAGGGCAGGCACCCGTGGTCTTGCCGGTCGAGGGGCATGGAAATTCCCGCTGAAAGGCTGCCGGCGCGTTGCGGTCTCGGGCCTCTGCAGGCAATGCCAGCAGCAGGAGCAGGATGGGAATGCCCTTCTCGATAGTGAGGGAGGTCATGGGCGGCCCCAGTCCACTTCGATAGCTATCGGGCCACGCCAGGCTTGCGTCTCTTTCACGGGAAACCCGCAAAGATCTTCCAGCACCGCCAGCGTGACGGCATGGGCGCCTACCCCCTGCACCTCGGCTTGAAAGAACCGCTCTTTCATGGCCGCGAACTGAGCTGGGGTTACGACAATCTTGTCCGGCTTCTCGCTCATCGCTTCCTGCACTCCTTCATGTCGAGATTGGACACCACGAAGCAAAGCCCTTGGTGGCTATAGCCAAGCGCCTTCCAGCGCCTCACGCTGTCCTCGTCCAGCCATCTGCTGAAGCGTCCGGCGCGCACATCCAACCAGTCGGTGATGACGAGGTAGGCGAGGCAGCACGGGAAGAACCCGACGCCCCACGCCAAGATCAGAATGTCCTGCCAGCTCATGGCCTGTGCTCCTCCGTGACTTGGTGGCGTGGATCTCTAGGCATACCCCGCACCCCGCTAAAACGTAGTGTCCCAGCAAGGGCAGTTCTTGCCTTCGTCGCGCCCCATGTACTTACGGTTCTGCGTCCACTCCTTGACGCGCCAGTGCGCCGTGATTGACTCAGGCCACTTCGCGTCGGGGATGGGCGCCGTGCATTCAAAGACGCGGCCCGAAACGGCGCGCTGGCCAGGCGGTTTCGCCCAGTACATGCAGGTGCGGCAGCACCGATCCTTCGCCTTCATGCTGCCATCCTTTCGGGCTGGTCGTTGGTCAGAACGGCATGTCGTCGTCATCGATCGGCGGCGGCTCAGGCGGCAGTTCCTTCGGCTTCGCGGGCGCGCGCCACTCGACCAGTGCCTGCCGAATCATCTTCCGGCCGCGCATCCGCTTGTCGCATTCGGCCTTGAGTTCGGCCCACGTCGGCCAAAATTCCTCGCGGTTTGCCCAGCCATCAACGGCCGCAACCACGATGTCCTGCGGGTATGCTGCCAAGCGTTCGGTGTAGGCGCCGGCCATCAACTCCACGTCGACGCCGTCGCGCGCACGGTGCGCCGTCAGCACGCGAAGCTCGGCCAGCTTGCGGGCGGCCAGTTGCGGGTCGCACGGATCGCAGATGTCCATGACATCCCGCAGGCACGCGGTGACCATCGCTTGATCCGCGTCTTTGTCGACGCGAACGCCCGTGATGTTGACGCCCTCGAAGCCGTGGCTGCCGATGATGCTAGTCTCGCCCCAGACGAGCAGCGGCACGAGCGAATGCGCCAGCATCCCCGCCTGTGCTGGCAGCCCGAACGCCGCGAGCGGCTGGCTTTCGGTCAGCGTCGGTGTTGCACCAGATGCAATATCGCCTCTCCCAGCCGGCACGAGTTCGCTTCTCGTTGCGGCCTCGGCCTTGGGTGAAGTAGTCGACGACGGCCTCTGTGACGTTCGCTGGATCAAGGCCCTTGTCGCTCGCATGGTGTCGCGAAGGCTCTGAGGGCTGCCAGTCTGCGGGAAGTTTGAATCGCTCATCTTGGGGCTCCTTGCGGGTGCGCTCCGTAGCTTTAGCTACGGTCTGTTCTGTATCTGCTTCTGTCTCTGACTCTGAGGGCGTTTCAGAAACGTTTCGTTGGCGTTCCCGAAACTGTTTCACCCGGTTGGTTGAAACGTCGGACCTGTACTGCCACTTGTTCCAATTGTAGGGCTCTATCCCCTTGCGGCCCCGGACGAGAAAGCCGAGGTCGATCAACTCCCGAATGAGAATGCCCGTCTCGTCCTCTGACTTGCGCAGCAGGAAGGCAGCGTCAGGCAGAAGCGGGAGCCGTCCGTCGTACTCGGATGCCATGCACAAGAACGAGTCCCATGCGCGGTACTGCCGATCGGTGAGGCGCTGCACCTTCGGGTCATTCAGCTTGGAGGCGTGCGAACGGAACCAGCGAGCCATCTATGCGCCACCATCGGCAAGGGCGGCGCGCTCAGTGAATGATCGACGCGGACTAGCCTTCGCCCTTTCCTCGGCTTCGTGCTCTGCGAACTCCTCGCCTGTCACGAGCCGGAACTCGTGCCGGTATCCACGGATGAGCGACTTGAACGCTCCTGCCGTCGTGATGCGCAGCTTGGTCTTGCCGAATGTTGACCCGCGCGGATCAATCCACTGTCGGACGTAGAACACGCGCGCCGGGTATTTGCCCGGCTTGTGGACGCTGACGACGGTCAAGGCCTGTGAGCCCATGCCATCAGCGACCGACTCGCTGTCGTCCCCCGGCGGCAGCACTTCAAAGCGCACGCCCGGACGCCACGACATGAACTCTTCCATGTACGGGCCGCCCTCGTCGCCGCTCGGCCTGCTCGCCAAGTCCCAGCAAAACGGGTGGGGCACGACGAACTGCGCGCCGCTCTCAATTGTGGTAGACGGATTCTCAGCCATGCGCGCGGCCTCCTATGCCAGCGTGTGGTTAGAGCCGGGAGAGGCGTTGGTAGCGCCGCCCGGCTCGCCTACGGGTTGTAGCAGAACGGACGGCGAACACAAGCGCGAAACGCTGCAAACGTTGATGTTTGGCGCACTCCTGCTGCCGCAGTTCTCCGCGAACGAAGTGAGCCACCCCAACCGCGTTCCACGTCTAACGGGCTCAGGGCGAGCGAAGAGGTCGGGCGCTGTCATTGGATCACCCGTGCGACCGGCTGCTCTGCCAAGCTATCCCGCGTAGAATGGGAAGCCTCCAATAGAGCGGGGCGAGCTTCTTCCGGGCACTGGTCGATGATGGAACTGATAAGCCCCAGCAGGCCCGCGATGATCTCCACGGCTGTCATGGGATGACCGGAGGCCATGCGCGCGATCGAGTACGCGCTGACGTACATGCCAAGGTTCTCCGCGAAGGCGTTGGGGGCGTCGTCGCTCATGCAGCGATCCGGGCATGCAAAGGGATGCCGACGCCCTTCAAGAACCCCTCAACCTCATCGACAGAGCGGGCGACCTCGAACACGACGGCGCCCGAGAGCACCAGCCGAGATTGCATCGCCTTCTGGGCCTCCGACAGCGAACCCTTCTGCGCCTTCAACTCAATGAAGATGGCGCGACCTCGCCAGACGATGACGATATCGGGAATGCCGGGCTTCACGCCCAACCACTTGAGCTTGGCAGCGACGGCGGCGTGACGATGGCCTCCGTTTGGCGGATGGAACCACACGGCATCGGCGGGCAATGCGCTATCGAGGAAGTCGCACACCGCACCCTGGATCTGTTCTTCGGTTGGGTGCAGCCTCATTGCGCACTCCTGTTTCCACGGTTCTCCCCGGAGCGCGAAGCGCGGAGGCACCCCATCTCCCTTCTTAGGGAAGACAACCTCATCTTCATGAGTCTCTTTTGCTTTGCTCTTTTGTTTCCGGGAGAAGCGAGAGCGACAGCGCGGATCTGGCGGGCGATGTGCGGATACTCGGTCATGCGACAGCCTTTGATTGCTGGGCAAGGAAGGCGCGGCCGATGAACTCGCTGTAGGCTGGAGGGACCATCTGCGCGACCTCCTTTCGGGTGGCGTGCCAGTCAATGCCCATGGCCGTCATGCCGTCCTGGCGGCGGAAGTTGTGCCCGGCGACGCAGATCATCTGGGCGCCGGTCGAAAATCGGGAGTACGTTCGCGATGAGTTGGTTGTTCCCCGGTGGTCATGGTGCGCGGGGACCATGACGAAGAAACTCGCCTCGAACTGCCGATGCCGATAAACCTTGAGTCCGAACATCGTGCCGCAGAGAACGAACGGATCAATCAGGGGAGCGCCTGGCACGTTCTCAATGCAGTACGGCACGCCCGACGCCTTCAGCCGCTCACGGATCGGCTCGACAAGCTCAGGATGGTCTTTGTCGTGGAGCTTGGCCGTGATGCTATACGCTTGGCAGGGCGGCGACGCCCATATGAAGTCGAAGCCGTCGAGAGGATACGTCAGCGCGTCGGCCTGGTGGAACTCGAACGGGTAGTTCGGTTGCGGAACGACATCCACGCCCACGACATCGAAGCCAGCGCGACGAAGCCCAACAGACACGCCGCCGGCGCCGCAGAAAAGATCAAGCGCCCTGGGCCTCATTGCGCACTCCTGGGGCCGCAGTTCACCCCGAGCGTAGCGAGGCACCCCTTCATCCCCTCACCCGCTCGTGTCGGCGGTCGAGATAAGGAGGGAAGGCGAGATCATCGCACACGACGCCGCGGGAATTAGAGCCGAGCCCGTCAAGGGTGGTGACGGCAGGGCCTACCGTGCTCGTTGCCACGGGTGCCCCGCCGTCACGCAGGGGGCTTTGGCGGTCCCCCTGCTCTACTGAATGGATGATTTCCTCTGCGGGCGAATCGTGGTCAGAAGGCCCGTCGTTATTGGCTCCGAGGGTGATTTCCTCTATGATTTCGCCCGTCTCCGAATCGTGGGGTGGCGTCGCATTTGAGGCCTGTTTTGCGACATGCCGTGCGCGGGCCACGGTTGCCCTGTGAACGCCATTCGCGGCGCACGCCTCTCCGACCGGGACACCCTCCGCAATCGCTTGCAGCGCCCGCCCCTTGCCACCCAACACGTCCTCGTAGGCCTTCAGCAGTTCGTCGTCGCGCTGACGCTTCTCGGCGTCCATGCGCTCCCGGACGAACACTTTGCGCAGCGCCTTGCCGTCAACCCCTTTGCCTCGCGCGTCCGTGACGATACCGGCGATCGACTTGGTTCGCTGGTCGCGGATGTCGGCGTGCGCGTGCATGGCGTCAAGGAAGGTCCGAAGGGCGACGGGGTCTATCTTCATGCTGCCGCCCTCGCCGCTTCGCGGGCGGCAATGCGCGCACGGAGACGGGCAAAGTATCGTTCTTCCGCCTCCAGCAACTCTACGATGCGACGAGCGTGCGCGATTCGGGCTGGCGCCTTGTTCACCTCCAGATCAGCGTGGGCGCGGCACCAACGTCGGAAATGGAGCAGATCATCGATCTCTATCGTTTCCATTTCCGGCTGGGCCAGGACCTCATCCACAATCCGGCGCACCGCTGGCGCAGCGGGGTAGAGTTCTTTGCCCGCGCCGATATGGATCAGATGAAACGGCTTCATCGCGCGGTGCAGTTGCTGCTCCACACGGTACGTTGAGCGCGTGCTGCCAATGAGCGTGAACGGCGCGCCCTCATATTCGAGATTGATTGCGCGAAGTCGATCCTTCAGGCGCGTCGAAAATCCGATCTTGATCCAGCGGCCGTCAGCCGACTCGGCCGCGTACAGGTCGCCCTTCTCGTTGACCACCCGGAGCCGAGCGACGGATTTGTTGCGCCGCTCTAGGGACTTGAGCTTGGCGTCGGTCATCAGTAGTCGTCCTCAAAATCATCGCGCCCCAGAACGAAGTCGCGCCCGCTCAGTCCATGGCAGCGAGGACATTCGATCTCTTGGGCACCACAGACGCACAGATCTCCGCCACAATGGCAGTCAACCTCGCCAGTGTTCTGGCAGCGGTCGCAGTATTCGCCGGGAACCCACTTAGGCATCAGTCGTCACCGAGCGGCAGGCGTGGTTGCAATTCGCGGCCCAATTCCGCCGCCAGCCTGTTCGCCCTCTCCCACCGCAGATCCGCCAAGTCCTGCGCCCGCGTTGCCTTCGCGATGAGCCTGTCCAGCTCGCGCAATCTCGTGTCTGGCGTAGATGAGTTCGTTGATTCGTTCTCTGTTGGCATCGCCCCTCTCCCTTAAGGCGTTAACCTTGTTAAGTTCGTTTCGTAGGCGATCCATCTCATGGGCGTCGATGCGACGAGCCCTGCGGTGCGCGATGTTCCATGTGCGCGCAAACGTCCAGCCGAGCGCCCGAGAGACGCCGGCAATAGCGGCCTTGCGCTTCCCCACCCAATCGCGGGGAGCGAGCTGCCAAATGGCTTCCTGCGCTTCATCTGCAATCACGCGCAACTCCTTGCAGGTTTTTCTCAACTCTTTGCTCACGGCTGCCTCCATTGTCTTGCCTATGAGCAAGGCCGACACATGGAAGCCACTCGGGGCACTCACACAGCGAATCGCTTGCCGGCTGAAGTCGCTGCGTGAGGCCGAAATTCAGGAGGAAGTCGCCGGTCCCGCCCGTGGGGCGAACGAGACCGGCGCAGGTGGCGATGCGACCGACGAACGAGGGGGCGTCGGTGGGGGAAGCATCGCTGGGGAGACGAATGTCATCGCGGCCCGTGTTTGGGGCACTCGCCGCGCGGCCGGACTGGCGCCAACAAAGCCCCCGCTTCAAGGTGCTGGTCCGGCCGATCAACCGTCTAACTCCTGCGATATCCATTTCGCGTTCTTGGGCGTGCCGTCCCATGTGATCGGCCAGCCCTGCGCGTCGGCAGTCTCGAGGACGAAGGCGATCGGCTCACCAATCCGTGCGGCGACGACCTCGGGATGAATGCCATCGGCAAGCTCGGCCTCGGCTTCCCGCCAGCCGTACTCTCGGAAACTGCGCGGACGGCCGCTCATTGCGCGGGCGCCTTCTCGTTCAGGATGGCCTGCGCTCGAGGGTCCGCAAACCAAGGCCTGAACTCGGGCAAGTCCCCGCGCTCCCTGGCCTTTCTCAGCCCGTGCATCACGGTCGAATGGTCCCGCTTGCCAAAGACGCGACCAATCTGAGTTGTAGACAGATCGCGGCGGGCCTTGTGCAGCAGGAACATCGCAAAATGCCGAGGCCACGCCATTCGGCGCACCCGCATGGGAGAGCGGAAGTCCTCTATCGAGACTCCGGTGATCTCCGCAGCAAGGGCAAGGATCTCGTCTATCGGACGAGGCTCTTCCTCAGTGTAGGCAAGCGCTCTGGCGCGACGGGCCTTCGCCCTGTCATCAAGGGCGGCGCTGATCATCCGCTCGATGGCGTGAAGAACCGCCGGGCTCTTGAGCTGCGACGCAACTTCGGCCTTCACCTGAAGGTAGGTCGGGGGCTGCCTGGGGGGATACTTGACGCGCTCGGCTCGCCGCTTGGTCACGATGCCGAGCACGTCGCGTTCGGCCAGTCGATCGTCGACCGACATTGCAGGAGGGACTGGCCGGTCCATATCCAAAGGGCCCGCTACTGCGGGCGAACTCTCACTCATCTACGCCACCCGCCAGACGCGGACTACGCGCTTGCCGTTCTCCTCAACAACACGGCATGCGAATTTCCCGGAGAGGCCCTGGATTCTGGCCATCCGATACACGCCGTTTCGCTGCATCTCCAGCGACGTATCCGGATTGCGCGGGCGGTACACAAACGATTGGCCGATTGCCAGCCGTCGCATGGCATCAGTGTTGCCGCCATGCTTCCCCCCAACGGCGGGAGGCGGAACCGGAACGTTGTCGTCGATCTGAATTGCAGTCACGGCCGTATGTCCTCCGTTAAAGGGCGCGGCACCTGCGCGCGAACTATCACTCATGGCTCACCAGTCCATTACGATGTCGTAGGCGACGGCGAGGATCGCCCCACCGCCGATCGTCAGCAGAACCGCCGGCGCGTACCAGGCCAGCAAGCCGATCACTCCCCACGCAGACAAAGACAGGAGGGGGACCAAGATGAGGGGGCGGGTCATGCCAACACCGTCATCTTGCGGATGCTGACTTCGACGCCCTGGGCCAACCAATGAGCAGCCCGCGCCGTCGCCGTGTAAATGGCCGTGAAGTCCTCAAACGGCCAACCTTCTGGTTGAAGCCGCCAGACTTCCTTGGTGCGGGGAGCGGCGTGGTAACCCGCCCCAGCCAGCATGGCCTTGAGGGTGCGGGCGTGCTCGGCTGCGCGCCTAATATCGATGACCTCGCCGAGCGGGCCGCTTTGCAAGCCGACCCAACCTTCCAGCCACTCCATCGCGGCCTTCTCAGCGTCGGTCATGGGGTTTCCCTCAGAGCGTCGGAAATCAGTTGGGCCTGCCAAGCCGGATCTGTGCAGGCGCGAACGGCGCGTAGGGCGGTGCGCAGGCGCAGAATCTCGGCAAGCGCGTCGCGGTCTACGGATTCGGAGTGCGGGCGGCCCTGCTCGGCGTGCCACGCGATGCTGTTCTCCAATGCAGCCACGATGTCCGTCTGGCCTACTAGGCGGCGGGCGTCTTGAGGCGACATCAGGCCCTCCGCTTCTTGGGGGCGGGGCCGAAGATGTCAGGGCGCAGAATCTCACGGGACACCCCCGTCGCCTCTTCCACCGCAAGGACCCGCATCACGGGGATCGTCTTGCCCCACTGCGTAATCGCGGCGCGCGTCTTGCCGATCCGTCGCGCCAGTTCTGCCTTGTTGCCGTCGACCGCCTGAAGCGCAGCGGCAAGACCAGTGAGTGATGCCATGCCGGTAGGGTAAATCAATGCTTTACCGTCTGTCAAGCGCGGTCAAGCATTAATGCAGACTCGGCTTTCCCTTAAGTTAAGTGATACTCAGCGCATGGATTTGGCGAAGGCGATCCGCGACGCCCGGAAAAAGGCGAACCTCAGCCAGCCGCAGCTGGGAAAAATGCTGGGGGTAAGTAAGGCGGCGGTTTCGCAATGGGAAACAGGCGCGAACATGCCCGATCCGAGACGCCTGCAAGCCATTCTAAAAGCACTAGACATAGACGCCAGGATTGCCATTGGGGGTGGCGAGATAGGCGAAAATGCACAGTTACCGTCCGGTAGCGAACACGCAATTATCACAGGCGCGCCAAGCGATGTTAGGCGCGAGGATGGCGCGCCTACACTCCCGAGCAGGGCTGAGCTACGGAGAATAATCCCGGTCCTGGGGGTCGCTGTAGGAGGCGCGGCGGGGGATTTCACAATGAACGACGGCTCGCCGATCGCCTATGCCCTTGAAACTCCCGGGATAGTTGGTCGACAAGAGGTCTTCGCGCTTTTTGTGCAGAACGAGTCGATGTCCCCGTGGCGCGAACCGGGCCAGCTCGTGTATGTCGATTCCCACCAGCCGCCCAAGATCACCGATTACGTCGTGGTCGAGATGAAGGCCGAACCAGGATCGGGCGAGCGGGCGGCCTACCTCAAGCGCCTGGCGGGACGTAGCGGGAACATGCTGCGGCTTGAGCAGTTCAACCCGGCCAAGGTTTTCTCCGTCGACATGCGGAAGGTCCACAAGGTGTACCGAGTGATAGATTGGTCGGAGTTGCTCGCCTAACCGCGACCATTTTGCACACCCCGCGCCAGAAGACCGGGGGACAAAAAGTAAAGCGCTCGTAAATTAATGCTTGACGGTTAACCGTGGGTTAACCTATGTTCGTCCCCACCAGCAGGGAGACGCACACATGACCGAAGCCGCCAAGAGGAAGACCCGCAAGCCCGCGAAGAAGCTAACCGCCGTCGAGTTGATGAAGACGCCTCGCCACATGCTGGCGTGGCTGCAGAGCATGCCAGCGCGATCGGTCGTCACCCGAGACCTCCTTTCCGACACCAAGTGCCTGGGTGCGAACTTCATCAAGGCGCAAGGCTGCACCGAATTTTTCGGGGACCTGATCACATCCGGCGCGGCTTGGGGCAAGAACGACTGGTTCGGCAACGTGATCAACGAGTTGGGTAGCGAAGGGGAACGCGAGGCCGTCACCGCCCAGCGCGCGATCCGCGCCATCAAGTCGGCGTCCTAACCCATGCCCGCCACCGACCAGTCCGCCAAGGACGAAGCCGCCAGCGCAATGCTCAAAGCGCTGGAGAAGATCACTGGCCACTTCGCTGGTGTGATGGGCGGCCCGCTGGTGACCGGACAAGGCATTGCTTTCGCCAACGGCATTGAAGGCATTCCAACCATTGCCAATGCCCGCGCCGCGATCGCCGCCGCTCGTGCCGCCGGGATCAAGGGAGCCTGACATGGACAAGGACGAAGCCGCCAGCGCAATGCTCGCCGCCGAGCGGACTTGGGAGATCAGCGACATCGACGGCACGAACCGCCGCCGTGTGACGCTGGCTCAGTTCCGCGCCGAATTGGACGCAGCCAAGACGAAGGCGGAAGCCATTTTCGCGGCGTCCGTCTGCAGCCTCAAAAAGGAGTCCTGACATGCCCGACACAGCAATCACTGCCGGCGCCGAGCCGGTCACTGTCACCACCGCCGACTCCTTCGTCGTGGTGAGCCTGTGGCGCTCATGGGGCGGCAAGAGCGAGTCCTACGACTACGAGCCGCACGCCACGCTCAACGGTGCGCTGGATGCCTACCGCGAGATGGAGAACGGCGAGTATCCCCGCGCTCGGGCAATCGGCATCTTTGCCGCCAAGAACGGCCTCCCGATTGGCGGACGGATGGAGCCCGCCACCATCCTGCGCCTCATGCGCGAAACGAGGGCGGCGTAATGCCCAACAGCGAACTCTCCTCGCGTGGCACATCGTGGGACGTGATCGTCACGCACCCCGGTTTCCGCTGCGGCTTCGATCATGTGCGCGCCGGGCATGATTGGGAGCCGATGCAGGCTAAGCACGGTCGCGACTGGTGGTGGTGGTACGAGCATGGCCGCCTGTTCGCTGCCAGCACCTATTCTCACCGCTGGGCCACCATGCCGAGCGACCGCCGCAAGATCACGCCGACGCTGCGCAAGGCGATCCGCGCAGCCAGCAAAGGCTCTGTCTTTCCCCGCACCGATGGCGATTGGCGCCACTGAGCACAGACCTCCCAACTCGATACGAAGTGAGCCCCATGCCCGACAGCATCCCGACCAACGTCGCCGCCGAGCGCTTCGATAGGTTCGCCGCTCGCGGTCTGGCCGACGACGCGCCCGATCGCAAGGAAGACCTGCGGCTTGGACTGCAGCACATCCTCTGGGCGCTCGGCCACCTGAAGGACGCGGGCGTGTCGTCCGACTATCGCGAAGACCTCGCCAAGCTCGCGCACGACGCGATTTCAGCGCGGGACGGCCAGCTCGACGGCGACTTGGACGCGGCGAAGCGCTGGGCGGACCCCGTCGACCTCACCGAACTGGAGAAGCTGACATGAGCAAGAAATCAGCATTGCGGGCACTAGCTAATGCCATCGAGGACATTCAATGGATGTCGGCGGCCAGCGACTTTGCGCCAGACGGCAAGGCGCACAAGGGCTGGGTGAAAGTGCGGACCAGACTGGCACGCTACGAGGAAGCATTGGCCGCGGCGGTTGAAGAACTTCCCCCCTTCAAGGCAGACAAGCCATGACCGATCTTCCGAACACCGAAGCCCAGGCCAAGGCCGAACTGTGGAAGGCCATGGGCTGCCCTCGCTGGGATCTACTCCCCGTCGAGCCCATCAAGCCTATCCGCCCTTACTACGGCTACCTCATCTACACGGCCCTTATAGCGGGGGTGGTGGGGTGTGGAGTGATGTTTTTGAGATGAGTGTTCGCTGCGATTACGCAGCCTGTGTAATTCCAGTTTTACCAATCCTGAAGCAACACCGACCCAACCAAGGAAGCCCCAATGACCGCCAAGCTCTACAAGATAGTCTCGACCGACTTCATGCCCATCCACGGCGGCAGCGGCCTTTGGTTCGCGCCGACAAAAACGAAGCCCGGCAAGTGGATGCCGAAGATCGCGGAAGTCGAGGCGTGTTCGTCCGGCTATCACCTCATCCCTGCGAAGGCGATTCTCGACTGGCTACCGCTCAAGCCCGTCGAAGGCTACCTGTGCGAGGCCGAAGGGCGTGGCGCTTCAGACAGCGAAGGCGACAAGACGGCTTTCGCTCAGGCGCGGTTGCTCAAGGTCGTCGGCGTGCTCGATGAAGTGTCGATGCGACTCGCAGCGGCCGACATGGCCGAGCGTGTGTTGCCGATCTTCTACAAGGTCGTCCTCCCTAACGACAATCGCCCCGCTCTCGCGATCCAAGCCGCGCGCGACTACGCGAACGGGAAAATCGGGGACGCTGCCAGGGCCGCTGCCGGGGACGCTGCCGGGGCCGCTGCCGGGGACGCTAACGTGAAGATCATCATCGCCCAAGCCAAGGCGCGGTTCATCGCTTCCACCCCTGCATAGACAGCGATACGCGACCCAAAGGGAACCCCCATGCCTGACACCACCGTTCTCACCCCCGTAGAACGCCGACAACAAGGAGATTGAAATGCCCAACGAGTTAGTTGCCATACCTTCAAACGGTGTCGAGACCTATCGCATGTCGACCGATGCCGCCAACATCTGCGGCGCGATCGTGAAGGCTACAGCCAAGGATATTCAGGGCCGCAAGTACGTCTGCGTCGAGGGCTGGCAGGCCATCGCCGTCGCGCACGGCTGCGCGGCTACCTCCTGTGGGGTCGAGCGCGTCGACGGCGGCGTGAAGGCCACCGGCCAAGTGCGCCGCATGGATACCGGCGCCGTTATCGCCGAGGCCGAGGGTTTCGTCGGCGAGGATGAAGCCACTTGGTTCGGCGGCGAGGCCGAAGTGTGGGACAAGCAGGCGCGCATGCGTGTGAAGAAGATGCTGCCCAAGCGTGCCGACTTCGCGATCCGCGCCATGGCGCAGACCCGAGCCATCAGCCGCGCATGTCGGTCTGCGTTTGCTCACGTCGTGGTCCTCATCGACAAGGACCTCGGCACGACGCCAGCCGAGGAAATGATGGGCGTGATCGACCACGATCCGGGCGCCAACGTCGGGCGCGGTCGCGGCAATTGGGTCGACGAGGCCAGACAGGACGGCATCGTCGATGACAGCCGACCCAAGGGGCAGATGCCCGGCAAGGCGGCCACCAACGCCAACGGCAAGAAGACCGCCGCCGAGAAGGCCAAGGACTGGACCGACAAGGCCATCCAGACGTTGAACTTGGGCGACCATACCGCCGACAGCCTCAAGGCGTTCTGGACCGAGAACGCCGACAAGATCGAGTGGATGGAAGAGAACCTTCCGGACCAGCACGAACGGTTCTTGACGGCTTATGACAACGCGGCCGAGGCCGCTAAGGCGAGGGCCGCCTAATGGACACGGTCGTCACCCGTCACCACAACGAGCCGCCGCTTTCCGATCGGCTCGCCCTGGAACATGCCGACCTCTTGAAGAAGGCCACGGAAGCCGCCGCTTTGGTGCCTGCCGATCTCCGCGCCATCGCAGACGACGACGAGGCGGGGGCCTACACGGAAGCCGCCGCCGACATCAAGAAGGTGATCGGCGAGGCCGATAAGGCATTCACGGCGGAAAAGGAACCCTGGCTCAAGGGCGGAAAGACGGTCGATGATTTCTTCCGGTTCCGCGTCTCACTCAAGGCGGCCGTCGACCGGACGGTGAAGGTGCTCAACGCATACCAGAACGCCAAGCTGGCCGCCGCCCGCAAGGCTGAGGCTGAAGCCGCCGCC